TTCCTACCATTCCACGCGGAGATGACGGCCCCCGCTACGGTATCGACAATGAGCCGCGAGAACTCCGCGTCGGATTGATTTGATGCCGAGCGATGGATACCAACCGACCCCTCGACGGCCTCGACGATTTCGGTAAGCTCCGCCTCGGTCATGAAATGAGCCTTAATTTCCGGCTCCGCTTTTTTCGAGTCACCCATGGTGTAAAACCTTTGCCCAAATCCGGGCTTTCCTAATTGCAATAAAATCCTTGCCGAAGCAACGCCGGACCGCTCGGCGAACGCCTTTATACGGCCCCCCGTAGTCGTGCCCGCAAATTAAAGTTTTCGTCTTTGGAGTCCAGCGGCGGATATCCCGCAGGACACTTTTATAGGAATGATTCGCGTCGATAAAAACAAAGTCAAACGATTTATCGGGAGTCTTCTGCGCCGCCCTTTTCGAGGTCATTCTATGGATAGTGTAGTTATCTTGATGGGTTCGCTTTAGTCGTCGTAGTGCCTGATTATAGACGGTCTCCCACTGGTCCGCGGAAAGCCCGCCCGTACGCACCGCCATTTGTGCCCACGACGACTCGGGCGGCCAGTACTGCCACGGATCAATCAACGACAAATGGCAGTCAGGGAACTGACGGAGTAACGTCACGGACGTCTGCGCCCGGTAGACTCCGATCTCTGCGCCCGATGTTGGCTCGCCCACGTGCGTGCGTACAAGATCAATCAGGACGTCCCACGTTCGTCGTTGCATTTTACGCCTAGCTGCTCGGCGGGTTTCACGGCTCACGTCGCATCACCATCACTTTCTCTCGATACCAACGGGTTGTTAGTTTGCGGGCGGTCGCGGTCGCCTCGTCGTCTACCAGTAGCCCCTCGCGGGCGAACCGAGACGCCACCCACTCGGGCGTGTGGCAGTTGACGTGCCCCCGCCCTCGCTGACCCGGTTTTGCCCACGAGACGATGAGGCCCTTTTGACAAAACCTAGAAACATTGTGGATAGCCTTTTGCTCAAATTCGGATGGGATATGCTCGCCCACCTCTATAAATAATCCCCAGTCACGGGGGCCGACATCCCCCAACCATTCCGCGGGCAGGGCTAAGTCAAAATGATAAATAAGACCATCCGATAATTTCTCAATACCCGGCGTCCCGTCCACCCCCGTCGCGTCGTATCCGGCTGTCTGCAGCCACGCAACGTAACGACCGTCACCCGCTCCGATATCCATTATCGTCGCGCTCTTGGGGATAATCGCCTCGATAGACGGGGTTAGATCGAGCTTGACGGGCCGCCGCTTCGTGCGTCTTTTCTGAACATGATTTTTATACGCGCCCGTGTTCATATCGCCGCCCTCACTTTTTCCAAATCTTCCGGCGTATCAACAGACGGTGGTAGCTCACCGAGATGCCACGCCCCGATTGCATATCTGTTTTCAATCCACGTCAACTGTTCGAGGCTTGCGATTTTTGATAGCCGAGACGGCTGCATTCCGTCCTCGATAAACAGAAGCTCGTCCGCCCCGAACGCGTAAATTCCGCAATGACCAACGGAGCCTTCGAGGTTCTTCCGCGAGAACCACATAATCCTACCGTCCTCGTCGATAACCGCCTTGACCGTATTTTCGTTATCCCGTTCGGCCTTAGGCAGCGGCCCGCAAAGTGTCGCCGCGTCCCACTCCTCGTCGGCGGCCAGATCAATCAACGAGTCAACCGCTGTGGCTGCAACGCACGGCTCGTCCACTTGCCAGTTGACTACAACATCGTACTCGTCCTTAAGGCGTCGGTACACCTCCGCGCAGCGGGCCGTGCCGGAAGGGATGTCGTCGGGCGAGGCCATCCACGGGATTCCGTTATCCTGACAGTACCGGCAGATAATTTTGTCGGGTGAAACGACAAGGACCGCGTCGGCCCCCGTCAGCCGCGCCTGCTCCGCGGTCCGGCGGACTAGGGGATGCCCGCCGATATCGAGCATCGGCTTTCCGGGGAGTCGTACCGACTGCATCCGGGCGGGGATAATGATAATCGATTTCATTTTCAGGCTCTCTCAGAAGTAGTCATACCGTTCACAAAAGTCGGTCTCGGCGGATACGATCCGCCGCCTTACATCGGGATCGACCGCGGGCGGAACTCCGTTCCAAGGATTCTGCGGCCCGAGGTCTCGCGGAGCGTCCGCCTTGTCGCGGGATAGTCCGAGCGTTTCGAAGAACTCGCAGACGGCCCACGGTAAATCCTCGACGCGGTACACGCTATCTGCGGCGTACGTGTCAAACATAGCGCCCACCATTCCCCGGCAATTGACTAAATAGCTGTCGAGGAACTCGTGGACATTCGCGGCTCGCCTCGCGACAGGCACAAACACATCGACGCAGGTAACGCCGATAGTCCCGCCCTTGAGTGTTTGGAAGTAGGAAACGAGCCAGTCAACGGGGTGACGGATCATCGAAACGGATAACGCCGCGTTCCGCGTTGGCTCGGCGGGGATGTGGACCGTTGCCTTATACCCGTCGCCGAGACCGGCCAGCGACGCCGCCTTCATGAACCAAGTTGACGCGGTCCGTGGCGGGGCGGCGAAGCGGAATTTTTCGTATTCAATCATCGGACGTCTAAGCCTTTTTAGTGTAGCAATTGCAATAACGATGATACCACGCGAGATCGAACTGATTGCCTTCCTCTAACAGCCAGCCAACGATCCCGTCGTAAACATGATCCTTTTTGTGAACGCGATTTCGGACGTCGTCGAACATTAGTTGACCGCCCGTTTTAATCAACTTCGAGCTTAGAGTTGCGTCCGTGTAAACGGCGTCGGCGGTGTGGTCTCCGTCGATGATAACCAAATCCCAGTGACCCGCGGGGATACGCCGCCCGGTAATCGAGGCGGGGCCGTCGATTAGATCTTGGAGAACCTCGCCCGAGTATCCCTTACGAATCTCAACCTTACGCCGCCACGGAGCCAGGTTCTTTCTCGCCCGGGCCTCGACCTCCGCCATCTTGTTCTCGTCAAGCTTGCGCGTCGCCGCCCACGGATCAATCGCGACGCATCGCGAGTCCGGGTGTTGTAGTAAATTCTGAAGCGACCAAACTAAATCCTGCCCCTCGAACACACCGATTTGAATCATGTTGATCGGACGGTGAGGTGGGTACGTCGGGGCCAGGAATGTTGAGAATGTTTTTTGGTTCCGCAGGACAAACCACCGCCTCGTAAATTTGAATTTATGGTTCGCCTTGTTGACCGGAATAGTCCGGGCGTTTACGGGATCAATCCACGCCGCCTCTTTTGTGATTGCCCTAGTCTCTTTCAATGTACGCATGGTTTCTCCAGTTTCCTCATGTGTTTGTTTTCGGCCACGACGGCGTCGATCCACGAACGGACGTCCGCAATATTTTCCTGCAAGCATTGCTCGTATAGGGGCCACCAGTAGTCGTAGCCCTTTTGTGATTTCTCCGGACGAACATTACTATCGCCGTGGAAGTGCCAGATCTTAACATCCTCGTCGGCGAGATCGTCCGGCTGGTACTTAGGCGAACAGTTCCACGCACCTCCGCGTAGGATAGGGAAGGCGAAGTGGGCAGACAAGACGTGAAGAACGGTCTCGTCCGCGATGAATACATTTCGGGCGTCCCAGGTCCACTCCTCCCATAATTTGAGAACGGGGGAGTTAGGCTTTGACGCAAACACGCCGCCATTAACGGACGGTTCGGCATGCGTGAGAACCCACTGAACTAGTCGCTGGTCGATGGACTCGATATCGGCAAGCCGCTTAACTCGCTTGCGGACAATACCCCCCGTCGATACCCACTTGTTGAACTGAGTTGCACAGAAACCCCGCATCTCGGTTTCTTGGAATATCGAGGTTAGGTCGGCGGCGGGCGTCGTGTCGGCGTCCAGATATAACGTCGTTGTATCGTCCGAGAACGTCCGCATCAACCGGATCTTATCGAGGAACTGGCTGTTCTTTCTGAGGCGGTGCTTCGGCTCACGCTCGACGCACTCGGCTCCGTAGGCCGCCGCAATTTGCTTAGCGATAGGATACGACTCGGGCCATGCGAAAACGGTAACGTCCCCGGCCCAATGCTTGCGAAGCTCGCGGAGTCCGACGAGCAGATACGGGAGGTGGGCGCGGCCCGACATTAGATAGACGACTTGGCGGTTCATTTTATTTCCTCTAGGGCCTTACGTAATTTTTCATTCTCTAGGCGAAGCTCAGACAGCTCGCAGGAATCCGACAGCTCGCACGGGCACATCGCCAGCTCGGGCTTAAGCATTTCGCGGCGTACATAAATCGCGTCGTACTGGCCGAAACGGCTCCGTGTAGTATGGCACCAAGCCCGGGCAAAGCCGTGGTCGTGTAGCCACGCGTGGACTTCGGACGGCGTACAACAACCGTCACCCTGGGAGACGCCCGTCATTTCAACGTTGACCATCGAGATGTATTTGATTAGTTGTTCGGCCCCTAGAAGGGCCTTAAGCTCGCCGCCCTCGCAGTCCATCCAGAGTAGACTATCAAACCCGTTGATTAGTTTCTGTTCGTATAATCGATCAAGCGTAATTGTTTCAACTTGGATTTCATCGTATTTGTTTTTTGGATTTTCTTTATTGTGTTTGAACAGACTGCTACCGTCGCGGTGTTTTGATTTCGTATAGAAGGGCATCGAAGCCGGATCGTCCGGCCCAACTACAGCATAATTCCAAATCGCCCCTGGGTAATCTTTCTTCGCCTCATCCGCGATACCGGGGTGGGCCTCGATACCGTAGAAATGAACATTATCACCCCACGTCTCGTACATCGCATCCACTTCTTGGTGACTACAACCGACGCCGACCTGTATAACGGAGTCGGGCATCCAATCGCATAACTCACAGTACCCGACTAAGGCCGTGCCGGATCGCCTGCGGATTTTTGATTTACCCATTTTGTTTATGCCACTCCTCAAGATTCCGATTTTTCGCCTCGATAACTTGCGAACAATTTCTATAAAAATTACGTTCGGTCTCGGTCAGCGGGCAGTCATTATAGTGCTTACACGGACATGAGCGCGTCCGATACGCGCCCGTAAGAAACGATCCTGTGAGGATTTGGCATTTTTTCGCCCGAGCTAGGGATAATCCCGCAGTCATGCCTTGGCTCCGATCTCAATACGCTGCCCTAGAACGTCGGACCAAACAAACACGGACGTCGGGCACTCATGTCGTATTTGGATGCTATCAACAGGTTTTACCGGGCCGTCATTGATTTGAAACGTTAGCGGCGGAGGCCTCTTCCCCGCTAAGGTATCCTTAAGCCATTGGTCAAATTTCGACAGAGGTTTACTCATGCCATCGCCCTCTCTGCCGCTTTCCTAATATTCTTCATCGTCGTCCAATGTTCCCATCCGCGTTTCTTCATGTTAGCTCGGACGATACTAGACGCCCCGTTATAGCGTCGGGCCATGTACCACATAAATCCATCCTGAGACGGTACGGGGAGACGGCCCACGCCGCATCGCGACTCGGCAACCATCGAGCACCACCGCGTAAATTCGGCGTTGAAAAATCCGCACCAGGAAATGATCCTCTTGTGCCGTACTCGCGACCAACCCTCTTTCGGTTTCAAGTTTAATGGCTGCGTGAGCTGACTCCCCGCGGACGTACCGGACGCAATCCATTCATCTAGTTCAATCATTTGATTAGCGGGCTTAGTATACCCCCACGGCTGGGCGACGATACACGGATTGTTTTCAAACCAACGTGGGTCGATCCAATTGGGGTGGCCGGTCGCGACCGTATCAACGTCGAGCTTAAGCCAGTAATCGGTATGGACGTACTTAGCGGCGACGTGGACAAAGCCAGAAAGCATTTTGACTCGCTGCGGCCTCGTCCACTTATCATTCGGGTCTCCACCGTACTCAACTCCCCCGGGCGGCCACGAGGTGATTATGACATCGCTATGTTCCGGTATTGCGCCGCGTATTGCTAGGGCGTCGATGCCCGGGTCGTGGCGGTCGTAGAAAATGACTAACGGATTATCGAGTATGGCTGGCTTGTGTCTCATCCACGTCGGCCAAACTATTTTCAGTTGGTCGAGATGCTTGGCGTCTAGTCCGAGGACGGTTGTGAACTTCATTATGTCTCGTTTGTTTCTTGGATAAACCGACCATCGGCAACAATCCCGATTGTGTTTTGTAGTTTCTCAATGTCGATTGCGCAGCCCTCCGTGTCGCGTTCAATATCGTCAACGCTAATCTCGCCGCCTCGGTCACTATAATAAAGCTCCGTCATTTCGCCGTCGCGTAAAACTTGGAACTGATGAGCAACCATTGACGGCACATCGGCACATTCACCCGACTCAAGTAGGGTGTGCCTTAAACTAAGGCCCTGCATACGAACAATTCGGATACACCCCGACTTGACAATAAATCGGTTGGCGCGTTTCCGGTGATGGTGCATCGAACAAACGTGACCGGCCTTGATCCTTAGCTCATGCTCGGAATGAAACGGGGACGAGCCGACGCATCGGGTTTGTCCCCAAATCTTTTGTTCCCACTCGATCTCGTCCGCGGGCGGCGGGTCGTCGTCCGGTTGTTCCTGCAAAAGAATCAGGGCCTTGTGAATGGCCGTACGATCATCCGGCGACCCGGCAAGTTTATGGAGCGAATCTATGGCCGCATTATATAGACGTCGTCGTTTCTCGTCGCTTGTTTCGTTCATTTTTCGTACCAATTCGCTAAGTCGTAGGGTTCCGAGGGAAGACGACGCCGCGAATGATTCACCGCATCGACGAACGGCACGTAGGGGAAGGCCCGAAGTCCCGACCGTTCAAATGTATTATAGATCGATAACCCAAATCGCTCGAAGACTCCGCCCCCGACCATTCGGCAAAGCCAGTTGTTGACGTTTACAAAATGCTCATTATTAGATCGGCACGCCCCCTCCGTCCGCCCTTCCGCGAAGGCGTAGTTACCCGTGTCGCCGCGGGTCGAGTCCATCCGGAAGTCGTTACCAACCAAATAGATCGTCCGCGCCCCGAGATAGTACAGGATGCGAATTCCAAGCAGAGTTGTGCAAACTGTTTTCTCCTCCCCCGTACGGATGACGCCTTCGTTGTGGTTCCCCCACATCGCCTGCCCATGCAGGAAGAACGTATCGTCGGGGGATAGCCAACTGGTTCGCTCAAACCCCCAAACATTCGGGCAGTCAACCGTCCGGACTTCAGCCCCCGTCTCGTCGGTTAGGTTGTCAAACCAATACGCGAAGCGTCCGGTCCCGTCGCATTTCGGGCACTGTTTATCCTTGTGGAGTCCGTCGCCCCCGCACTTATCGCAGTCGCCTATTGTCGATTCCTTTCGCTTCCGCCGGATCGTCCCGCGGGATCGATGCGTTAGTTTAGGTGTCGGGATAATCTTCATTATGTTCGGATCGAGCCAGATACCGTCGCAGAACTTACTCGGGGGGTCGGCGCAGACAAAGGCGTTCGGAACAAACTCGTCGTGGCCGCCCATGTTGTTGATCGTGAGCGACCAGACGCCCCGTTGACTCAGTAGGCTTAGATCGTTCTCGTTCGCCGACGGGCCGCCGCAGACCAGGAAGGCGTCGCCGCCAGCTAGGTGATTCCGGATCGAGTCGGACGGGCGGCGGTGACGGTCGATGATGCGCAGACCGTCTACAAATTTTTCGTGGAACTCAGGATCGGATCGTAAAAGCTTTTCTTTGCATCGCCTGCACCTCGCATACGTACCGTCTCGGCTCGACGTAGTGCATAGTTGATGGATACGGCAGTCGTGGATTTGATGGCCCGAGGGGTCCGTACGGCCCGGCTGCGCCTTACCGAGATAGACACAGTGCGGCTTTGCCTCGGGTGGTCGTCCGGCCTGGCACTCCGCGAACGACTCGGCGTCCGTTACGCCGTCTCGCTTTTGGCAATATCCCGGTCCGTCGCAGATACATCGATTGTTAGGCATCGGTTCTCAATACTAGCCTGTTTCTTGTCGGCCCGTCGTATCGCTTTTCGTATAAGCCGCCGGGCGAGAAATGCGGAAAAGAATAGCCCGCGTTTTCGGGCCTCATCGTATAGCCATCCCACGATAGTTTCAATATTACGTTGGCACCATTCCGAGCCGTGCTTATTCATTTTTTGGGCGTGGCCCTCGCAGTCGCAGTCCGTCGATTTCAAAAGACCGAACCGGCTTATCAATTTCACCAGCTCTGTTCCGGGTCCGGGTATCGGCGGGGGTTGTCTCAGATACTGGCGTAGCTCCAGCAGGGTCATATCGACCGACTCCGGGCGTAGGTGGCGAACCGTTTTAATTGCTATCGACGCGGTAACGTAGTTCGGCTGGGCCGTCTCCTTCACGCAGGCGCGGCAGGCGTCGTCGCGTATTACCGCCTCGGACGTAGAAACAGACGCGAGGACGGCGACGATCTCGCACCGGTTTCCGGCGTCCGTTTTGAATCGGTATGGGCAGTGGGTCATAACAAAACTCTATATGCAGTTCGTCGTTTGTTGTTCGCCAATAATCGTACCCATGTCCAACGGCTCTTGTGCTGTGCAAATACCGGTGCAGTCCTCCGAAACGATAAACCACGTCACCCCGTCCCATTCATATAACGCTGTTCCGCATATCGACGACGATTGCGAAGAAACAGAGGACGCGGACGACGACGAATGCGATGAGAACGATCTCGAAAATGACGAGGACGAATGCGATGACGGTGACGAGGACGAATGCGATGACGGTGACGAGGACGAATGCGATGATTTCGACGACGGTGACGAGGACGACAGTGATCTTGAAAACGATGACTCAGAGGACGGGCTAGACGAGGACGGGCTAGACGAGGACGGACTAGACGAGGACGACGAATTCAACGACATCGACGAGGACGAGTCCGATGACGGCGACGAGCTGGAGACGCTTGACGATGATGAGGACGATGAGTTCTGAGACGACGCCGAGGACGACGACGAGTTCTGCGACGACGCGGAGGACGACGACGAGTTCTGAGACGACGCGGACGAGGATGATGAATTCAACGAGGACTGCGAAGACGTCGAGGACTGACCATCCTGCGAAGACGGTGAGCTAGACGCGGATGATGTCTCCTCGCGTAGTTGAACCGTAATGTAGACTTCGGCCTTGATCGTCCACTGTGGGTAGGAGTAGTCATTCGCAAATGCGTTTTCACTAACGACCTCAACGCGGGGGACAGTTACGCGGATCGAGTCCCATCTATCTAACTCCGAGTCAATCGTCTTATCAAAGTCAAACCGCGGGAACCTTTTAACGTCCTCTGACCCAAGGCTATTGGCGAAGGTAGTGTCGTTGTGTAGCCTACTGAAGGGCGAGTTCGAGGCTGAGTAGGCCGCCGCCTGGTCCCACCGGTCAATGATATTCCGGTCCGTAGCAACGAGGGTAGTTCCCGGTGGTCCCGTCGGCTCGTCGCCCCCGCGCGACCGTGAGTGAATCTCTAGCCTAATCCCAGCGTCTGAAATGACGGCCTCTAATCCTGACTCGGTTTTCCCCCGGGCGGTTAGCCGCAGCCACATCACGCCATTATCAAGATCGCCAGCGTCCAGCGGGTTGAAATACCGCGGGGCGGCGAACGTGTAGAACCCGACGCCCGTAGCGGTTCCCTGCCCGTCCGAACCTATACCGTCCGGCGGGGCAACCGCGAATATACGCCCCTGAATTGCGCCCCACGATATAGGTGACGGGCCGTTGCCGCCTGCCTCGGTTTGTCCGCCGGACGCCTCCAAAGCGAATTGAACATAGTTTGTCGTAGACGACTCCGACGGAACGACGAACTCCTCACCGGCGGCCTCCAGGTCCGTTGAGACGTCGAGAAGATTGTGGTACTGACGATCAAGCAACGTAACGAATCGGCCCTGCTGTTGATCCCAAATCGCCGCGATTGGGTCGCCGCGGTAAAGGTCCGAGGACAGAGCCTGGTTGAAGTCGCCGCCGGTCCCCTTCCCGGGATTGACGCGATGGCTCACGCCGATCTGTTGTGAGACATCGATTTCATACGGACTACCCGACGCATCAATCTGGTCAACAGGATCAACTAAGTCATCAATCTCCTCCGTCAACTCGTCGGCGTCGTCGGCCCATCCGCCGTCAAGGTCTCCGTCCCAGTATCTAGTTTTGACACCGTAGACGCCCGCCAGTATCGAGGGGTCGGCGTCTATGGATTCCTGGCTGACCGCCATCCCGCCGATCACCAAAAACTGAATCATAGGCGGTGGCTCAGCCACGACCGCGCCCGGCTTACCGGATAAAAACGACCCGGGCATCGGCGTACCGACTTGACGCGCTACGCGGCTAAGCTCATTGACCTGCTTAGCCGATAACGAGTCACCAGGCTGTTTATGTTGGAAGTCTTCTCGCATTGTTGTTACTTAGGAATGCACGGAACAGTCTTCGTAGCACCGAGGGGAAGTAGTTCATTACGCGGCGGGGCGGGTCCGCACTTGCCGTCGCCCGTACACTGCCGATGATTAATAAACGCTATAGCCCATTGATAGGATGACGGAGTTTCGGCCCCGGTTGGATCAGACCACGTATATATACAAGAGCCGAATCCCGTATTAAACAAATCATTCAAATCGCTGAGCTTGTATGTAGGCTTAAGGCTTCCTATGGTCTCGCCCCGCATGAGATACTGCCAGCCGACGCCCGGACGCCAAAAGTCGTTGTGACCCCGGATCGTAATCTTATCCGGGTCGTTATCCGTAGGCGTCGGATCTTCAACATGCTTCTCTACAAATTTCATCGCAACCGTAATAAAACGCGCTCGCTCAACAGACGCTAAGGTACTGCCGGTTGCCGTGTAGTTTTCCTGGTAGTCGTAGCCCGCAAACATAATCGTTTGCTTTTTGGCGTCGAATAGAATCGGCATCTCTGTGTCGTTGACGTGAGCCATTCGCGCCCGCAGCCGCTTGACGAGAATGGTCTTAAAAAAGTTGAGAGATATCTGAGGCCACCGCAGTGTCCACTCCGTATGAGGCACGACGATAGTCTGTGGGATTAGCGGCGTCTTTGCCTTTTTTGCCAAACTATTAGTTGTCCCTGAGTCATCCTTCCACCACGCCTTTGTCGGCGCGCCGTGGATGAACTCGCCTGTCGAGTTGGCTGTGATTTCGAGGAACGTCCGCGGGTCTTCGGTCTCCTCCTCACCCGCGCTATACTCGACGATGATATTACACAACGGGTGATACGTCCCCGCGGGGGCGGACGGGTCCACGCTAAACGGATCGATAGGCAGTCCGTCTACATGGGCCTTCCATGTAATCCGCCTCGCCCGTAGAAGCGGCTGTCCGGGCATCTCCGTTGTGCGTATCTGCTCAAGCTGCCCTATCCGAACCGGCGGCGGGAATGTACTAATCGCAAGCTGTTGTAAGTCGGTGGTTTTTATAACAAATTCTTGTGTAGCCGCGGGCTTACCGTCTAGTCCTTCGAACACACCCGACTGAGTCACTAGACGGGCCTTAACACCGTTTAGTTCTAGCCTCCATTCATCCGAGTCTAGTGGATTTGTCATTGTAGTTTGAAGTCCTTATGCTTGAATCCTCCGGATTTGATTTCGGCCAGAATCTGATCTATTGTTTTTATCCCGGCGTTGCTATTCGCAAGCAGCTTCTTAGTATCATTTGCTTCTTGCTGCAATAACGCATTTTGTATGTCGAAACCGAATTGAGCGAACCCGGTCGTACCGGCCTCAAGCAGAGAATTCTGTTCGCCGTCCTTTACCTTGGCCGCCTTCTGTTGCGCTTGTTTCTTTTCGGCCAACGGAATGGTTCGTGTAATGGCATCCGCGGCGGCGGACGCCAGAGAGTCGCCCATGATTTTCGCGGCGGCGTCACTTTTCTTTTTCTCCGCGGCGTCTCGCCGAGCGAACAGTTCCTTTCGAATACGTTGAAATGCCTTCTCAGCAATATCGGCCTGTTCCTTCGCGGCCTTGTGTAACGGTTCCGCAATATTCACCGCAGACTGTTCTCGCGTATCGGACCCGAATACGGACGCTATAACCTGCCCCACCTGCGGGCCGACACCACTAGCCCCCGCTTTCGCGGCTCGTAGTTTATTAAACGCCGTAGCCCTCTTCTGTGATGTGGACTTTCGCCGAGCCAGAGCCGTTTTCTCGCGCGCGGCTAGTTCCTCGTCGGATAAATCCTCAAGCCCGGTTACAACCTCTTTAGCCTGGGTTTTCTCCGCCTCGACTTGCCCGCGTAACGCCCGGTTTAGTATCTCCTGCCGCTCGGTCGCGTCGCCCGCGGCCTTCGCCATCTGCCCAATCGCGATGGCAATTCCCGCGAATATCATCGGCAAATTCATCGAGATCATTTTACCGAAATTAAGAAGCATCCTGCCCATCGCCTTACCGGCAAATCCTACAGCTCCGCCGAGTCCGAGGAACCCGGCCGTTTTTGATAGAATTAAAATGGCCAGTATCGCTGGGTACTTTTTGAGTAGTTCAAACACGGGCCTCATAACTTTTTGTGCGAGCTTGAACGCCTCAAGAAACGCCGGTCCCATGTCCTTGAGGGCATCCCACGCCAACACCGCGAACTCGGCAAATCCCTTGAAGGCCTCGGCGATACCGTTAGTGATCTCGTCCGCGTTTAGATTTATCCACTCGGTAGCCGATTTGATTAGATCGCGGAACACGGGATTGAGTTGCTTTCCCGCCGAGAGGAAAACTCCGTCAATCGCCGACTTCAGGATATTGAACTGCCCGGCCAGCGTGTTTAGTTGGGCGGTTGCTAATTTCTCCGCGACGCCGCCCAGCGCCTTCGTTCCCTTCGCGAACTCCTCGATTTTATCCACGCCCTGATCCATCGCGGCCAGCATCGCCGGTCCGCCCCGCTTACCGAACAACTCGGTTGCCAACGCCAACTGTTCCGACTCGCCCGCGGCGGCCTTCAGTCCGGCCTCAAGCTTTCGTAGTTTGAGGAATAGTGGATCGGCTCCTTTAACGCCGAACGCGTTCAACACCTTCGTCGCTTCCTTACTCGGCGACGCCATCGCGATTAGAGCGTTCCTCAGAGACGTACCGCCGAGACCGCCCGTGAATCCGGCGTCGGCCATCTTCGCCAAAATCGCCGTTGTATCCGCAAGCGAGACATTCATCTGTTTCGCAATCGGGCCGACGGGCTTAAGGGCCTCCGCGAGCTGACGCAGATCCGTATTGGCTCGATTAGTCGTAGCAACGAGCGTGTCGTTGATCTCACTTAATCGCGAGGCGTCAAGACCGAACGCCCGCATAGTTTTCGCCGCGATATCCGACGCCGTCGCAATATCGACCTGGGCCGCGGTCGCAAGCTGTAGCGTACCCGGTAGGGCGGCAATAATTTGATTTGTTTGGAATCCGGCGAGACCCAGATTAGCCATCGCCTCCGCCGACTGGTTCGCCGTGAACTCTGTTGTCGCCCCCATCTTTAACGCGGCGGCCTCTAGTCGTCCGAAGGACTCCGTCCCGAGCGTATCCGTAACGCCGCCGACTCGCGTCATCGTCCTCTCGAACTGCCCGAACTTCCGGATGGACTGACCGACAATGAGCGCCGACCCAATACCAATTCGAGTAAAGGCGGTATTGATAGACTGGGCCGCCCGCCTCGCGGACGCCGTCATATCTTTGAATCCGCGTTTGGTTACCGTCTTAGCCTTAGTCAAATCGCGTTTAAGGTCCGCAATATCGGCCCGGACGATTACCAATGCCTTAGCTAATTCAATGCCCATCTACCGGCTCCTTCGCCGTCGTCGTTTTGGCTTTGTCTTCACAGCTTGTTTCGCGGCGGCCTGCTCCTCCATTAATTGACGGGCCACCGACCTCCCCCGTATACGCCCCTTGATGGGCTTCCCGTCCGCGTCCCGCCCTTTTCTACGTCCTTCCGCGTCGGGCGTTCCTCGGGTCTGTAGCGGCGAGTGCTTGACCGTTCGTGGCCCCGTCCCCCGTCGCAGAAATCTCTTGTCTGTGAGTAGCATAAATACTTGATCGATTGTTAGTCCGCCGACCTCGCGCGGCGTGTACCCGTAACCGCCCTCCATCGAAGGTTCGCATAGCGTCCGAATCATTCGAGGCGTTATGCCGTATAGTAATCCATTTACTACAGTTTCCGTTTCGTCGCTGTTGTTCTGGGCCGCGGCCTGCCCTATCCATTTCCCGCCTGAGGCACGGACAGGGCCTCGACCTCTCTAACCATCGCGGCCAGTACCCCGGGGTTCCGACCTAGCTCATCCGCGACCTCCTCGCGAGTAACTCCGTTGTCCCGAAAGCACAACCAAACCATCGCGATCTTGCCTTCTAGCGTTTCTGTTATCCACCAATTTGCGTAGCCGATTCTGATTGTTGGCGGGACGTCGCCGGTAAGCTCCTCGTATAGCTCGGGTGAAAGCATTTTCTCGTCTAACGCGGACGCCGCTACGGTTTTGAGGCGGTCCTTACTATCGCCCCGCCCCGCCCCGCATGCCTTTATAAGCCACGCCTCTAGTTTATCTGTTACCTTGATTCGCTGCGGTACGTGCATGGGTACGGGCGGGAGGTCGAGCACCGTCCATTTCGCGGCATTCAGTACCGCCCGTTCTATCAGACCGTCTCTCTTCCGCCGATCTACCAAGTCAGCATTATCCGATACTGTTTTGATGTACCCCCGCTTGTATCCCTCCAAACAAATTCGTTCGGCCTCCGCCATTTCACGCACTAGTAACGCTCGGGCGGTACACTCCTTACCGCCGATAGTTACCGTTGTTGCGCCTTCCGCCGCCACGGCCCTTGCTACGTCTTCGGTCATTGTTAGGTTCTCCGTTTTCAGATTTGTAAAAAGCCCGTGAGGGGAGTCACGGGCTTTGTCTACCAACGAGCGAATGTCCGCGGTAGGCGTCGGATGCAAGACCCGACTGTCGTTGGTTCCGTACAAGTATTATGGCAGAGTGCGTACCGTCGCCCCGGCCTCGCCCGGATAGTAATACACGCCGTCCGCACCCCACGAGGAAGTCCACCCGATGACCTCCTCGGTATCAATGTCTGTCGTTAAGTTGAAGTCGTCGCACAACGCCCGGGGAAAGTCCCAGTATAATGTTGTGTCGAGCCAAAGGACCGCAATCGCGATATCCTCCGGTTGGAACAGGTCAAATACTTCATCCGAAGAATCGTACTTTCCCTCTGCCGTAAACGTTGCGTCCTTACGCCCCGCCGCACGGTTAGTGAATCCGGCCCCGTCGCTGTCGCCCCAAGCGGACGACGTCGCAAGCGTGGGATTAACAGCCCACTGTGTGATACGGGCCACCTTCGACGTACCGACTACGAATTCGCCGTTCCGTCCTGTTACTGTGTTTACCGAGGTCATGGTATGACCGCCTTTCCGCTATATTAAGAAACCGAACTGGACGAACTCGATGACGAGCTAGACGAGGATGAGGACGCGGACGAGCTAGACGACGCTGACCGCGAGAAGGAGCTAGATGACTCGGACGACGCCGAGACGGAGAAGGAGCTAGATGACGTTGAAAGCGACTGGCTAGACGAGGATGATGACACCGACGAGCTAGACGACGAGGACGCCGAGGATGATGACGAGGATGACTGCGAGGACGAGGATGACGATTCATCCGAGTCGCTCCGCCCGAGGATTGCAACCTCCAGATCCACAGTACCGCCCGACGCAGATAATAGTATGCGATGATTTGAGGCGTCTGTGACTA